TTCAAATACAAGTGCAACTCCTGCTTCTATAATAACGCCTTCAACGTATTCAATTGGCTGATTTGGGTCTAATGCTTCAAGAAAAGCCAAAGTTTCTTCTTCATTTAATTCTTCAAGAACTTCTGATGCAGGAATAACTTCATCTATTTGATATTCGTAATCAGGGTTGTATTCTTCTAAAGCCTCTTGTTGAATTTGTTCTTCTTCTGATACGATGTCAATAGGTTCTTCAATAGGAGTAGGTTCAGGTGAAAAAGAAGGTTCTGGTTCTAATTCTGGCTCTGTTGTCTCTTCCGGCGTTGGGTCTACTAATGGTTCGTCAGGCTCTGTCACGTCAGGTTCTGGATTTGGATTTGGGTCAATTGGATTTTGAGTCTGAGTTGGCTCAGGAGAAGGAGTAGGAGATGGCGTTTCTGTTGGGGTTGGTGTTGGGCTATTTGTTGGTGAAGGTTCTACAGGAGTTGGACTAGGTGAACTGGTCTCAGAAGGTGTTACTGTTGGTGTTGGGGTTGGCGTTACTGTTTCTGTTGGTGTAGGTGTTGGTGTAGCAGTTGGAGAAGGTGTAGGACTTGCTACAGGTGGTTGAGTAATAGTTTGAACACTTAATGGTTGAATAGGGCCATTTTGTGTGTATCTAGCACCATATCTAGCGTTAGCAGGTGCATTAGCACTTACTTCATAAGTTGGTGTCCACGTATAGTTTATTGGATTTACTTCCGCAAGCATTCTTATATAAACAGGATTACCTGTTGATTGACCCCATGGCAACACTTTCCAATCTACGCATATAGAAGTTGCTGTAGAACCGTATCTAACATATAAATTATTTCCATATCCCCATCCTGGACTCCAAACTCCAGGTATTTCTGAATTAGGAAAAGCGTGATAGTCATAAGAAGCTATAGAAATAGATGGAGTTGGTGGGTATGTCCAAAATGTATAATCTCCTACACCAAATGTAATAGTTCCTTTTGGACTTACATAAATATTATTTGTATAAACTGTGTCTCCCCATTTAAGAGGAGTATTTAAATTCATTAAAAAGGCTTGGTCTCCACCGTTTACCTGATAGGTATCACATGGGGCAGCGGCTGCTTGAGAATTTGATGGCGCAAATACTAAAAGAGCAGCCAATAAACTTGGCAACAACAATAAAATACGTAATTTAATATTTTTAAACAAGTAAAATTCTCCCGCGTAGCGAGTTCTATTTTACTAAATTAATGGTTACTAAGTAAACCTAACTGATTTTCAGGGTCATATAAATTAAGTGCTTTAGTTTTTAATGTAACTACAGATTTTCTAGCATGATGGCCACAGAAAAGTAATTCACCATTTATAAAAGTTGCAGATACTTGGGCTGCAGCAGAACATGCGTCACAACGGTCGTCAGAAGTAAAGACTCTTTCTTGAGTCTTAGTTAGTCCCACCTTTTACCTCCGAGTTAGTTTCTATTAGTTTAAACCCAACTTCTCGGTCATAAAGGGCGTAATCCATAGAAACAATCTCAAAGCGTTCATTGAGACAAGACATTACTAAGTCTTTATCTAATTCACCACAGGTGTATAAATCAAACTGTAATACAGATGGGTCTTTTTCATCCCAAATGTGAAAAGCAATATGTGAAGTTTCAATCATTACAATGGCAGTTAGGCCACGGTTGCCTGGAACAGACACATAAGAAGCAAATGGGCCTCTAACAATTTTCATTTTGATTTTATGAACTAAGTGAATAAGAAACTTAATAGCGTCATCTTCAGACGTAATTGGGTCTTTAACCTTAGCGTTTATAAGTAAATGTTTGTGTTGTAACATTTTAATGCTCCTAATTATTTTTTGTTACTTGCCTCATAGGCTTCGCGTTTAGCTTTTAGCTCAGCAAAGTCTTTCTTCTTTGTACCACCATCATAACCCCAAGCATAGCCTGAGTCAATTAGGTGTTGATTAAAGGAGGTTTCGCTACCATCTATAAATAGGTGGCCTAGGATACGGCCGTATTTCTCTGTGGAGTCAGGTAATTCAGTCTTAATAACAATCCTTTTAACGTTGTCTAAAGAATGTTTTAAATGGTTTTTTACAGCTAAACCTAGTTCTTTTTCAAACGTATCAGTGGTGCGGCTTTCTGGGGTATCAATACCAGCTAAACGTACTCTTTTGGTTAATGAAATATCAAAACCTAAATCAATATCAACGTCTATAGTGTCTCCGTCTACTACCTTAAGAACTTTCTTTACATTATATTCGTACATTATTTCTCGTTTTCTTTTTTACCGGCTCTGCGTTTGTTTTCTTTAGCGGTATTTTTGCTACGAGAAATGGCTCGAAGATTACCTTTAGAGTCGTTATTGTGGTTATTGTCTTTATGGTCAACAGTAATATCTTTAGATTTAATCTTGCCGTTCTTAGACTCATAATCAGCACGGGCTTTATTCTTAGAAGTAGTAACCCACTTACCGCCTACTTTTTTCTTGTAAACATAAATAGGGCGTCCACCGTTAGCTTTAGAACCTTTGTAAGGTCCAAATTTCTTTGTTTCAGCCATTGTTATATAAGAGCTTGTCGTGCTTCGTCGTTGTCCTGAGCGCCTTTTGTAAATTCAGTCATGCTTCTTCCAGCATTCATACCCATATTAAAAGCTGCGCCTTGTGCATAATTCTTTACACCGCTTTTAATTACGCTTTGTGCAGTTGTTTTTGAAAATTGTGCGCCAACGGTTCTTGCAACTGTTGGTCCAATTATTCTTGCTGCAATTGCTGCTAGTGGCAACATATTTACCTCATATCCATATTGCGTTTTGAACGGTTTAAAATATCTTTTGAATTCTCATTAAGCATATAACCTTGATAGCTTGGTCGGGGTCCCGAAAACATTCCTTTATTAATATTACGCCACTGTGAAGTAGAAAGTTTTTTTGACGCGGGCAAATTTTGTGTAACTACACCGCTTCGGTATGCGCGGGTTGCGCCTAATGCTGGGTCGTAAATCATCTTTTAGCTCTCTTCATTAAATCTCCGCTAATTGGAAGATTAGCTAAATCAGAAACTTTGCGTGTATCTGTTCCTTTAGCAAGTC